CTTCTTCCTGATAAGTTGAGACGTTTTTACGACTCTGCTCAGTCTTAAGCTGGCGTACAGTTTGTTCAACTGCTTGGTTCTTACCTTGTTTTACAAGGCTTTGACGATACTCATCAGGGTTAGATAACAACCAGAGAGCTTCAGCAATCAGCGGATAGTTAGGTTCAACAAACTGGTACTTCTCTAAAAGATGTCCCAACAGGTTTGTAGGACGACCACTGATAGACGGATATTGAGGCTGGACAAGACCACTATAAAGTTGGGCTTGTGTTTTCTTGTCAAGTTTCAGACCATTAATCTCAGCAGGACGAAGGGCTTCAAATACATTTTGCATGTAGGCTTGAGCAGCTTCTTCTTGTTGTTTTTTTCTGGCTTCTTGCTCTACAAGCTGAGATTGTACAATCTCTTCTTGCATCTGGTCAAGCTTGGGTTTAAACTGTTTGGCTTTCTTTTCCAATACCCCAAGATCTTTCCAGGTGTTTAGTTCTTCTTGAATCTCTTCTTCAGAACCAAAACCAGTTGCTTGTAAGTAAGATCTTACAATACCTTCTTGGTCATTTTCATCTGCTGGGTCCATTGAACGAACCTGCTCAACTTGAGCCAAAGCTTGAAAAAGACCTTTAAGATCTTGACCACCGTCCATTACATATTTAGCTGCATACTGCAACTCATCAGGTAAAGACTCAAAGAACTCTTTGGGAGTTTTGGATGCCACCTCTTGCTTAAGGTTATCTATATTGGCCTGCCAAAGCTCCTCTATATCTTTTTCTCCAAGACCACCTAAGTAGTCATCAAGAGATTGTTTACTTTCATCATAGTCATCAAAGGCAAACATTTCCTTTGACTCAATGCGTTTCTTTAGAAACTCAACTAGACCAGACTTTTCAGTCCTTGGACGACCGCCCTTAGGCTTATTGTCTTCCTCTTCGTCTAGCTCATCAAAAACATTTGTAGATGTTTCACGGGAAATAGGCACTTCTGTGTCCTTGTTTTCCGTGGAACCTTTTTCTTCAGTTTTAGATACCTCTTCAAGTTTGTCTTCTTGATCTATAAAACTGAGATCTACTTCTTTACTAGAAAAGATACTGGGTTTAGCCTCAGGCTTTTTTGCCTCATCGGCCGTTGCCGTTACAATGCTTTCAGCACCAGGGGCTCCAAGCCAGCTATCAATGTCTACATCTACTTGCTGTACAGATGTCTGCACATTTGTTTGGTTTTCCATAAGTTGTATTGGTTTTTATGGGGTACTTCTACAATAATAATATACAACTTTAAACCCTAAAAATTTAAAAGTTGATCGGTAGAAACACCTGAAGTATGGATAATAGAGCTATAACTTACTTGCTCTTCTGAGGTTTATCGTACTTATTTTTGTTTTCTCTAGCAATCTGCAATTGTTTATCTGCTATCTCACGCTGAGCCTGTAATTTCTCACGCTCTATATTCATTTTCTGCGAAGACTCATTAGTTTTGTTTATTTCTTGTTCACGCTTGAAGTTCATGGTCTCTTGGTAGTTCTGTTGTTTTTGAATTCCTTCCATAGCGTCCTGATAATCAGACTGCTCATTTTTATTTATATCTACCACTGATCCATACCCTGCAGATCTAATTTCAGCAACTGTTATCTGATTCTGACGATCTAACTGAGCTTGTTCTGCCCTAAACTCAAGATCCATAGCCTTCTGACGTTCTTGACTAGCAAGCATTTCTTGTTGCATCTGCTGTTGCATTTGCTGTTCTTGCTGCTTCTGAGCCATGCTCTTTTCTTCTGCAGCTTTAAGAACACCAGTAAGTTCAGCTATAGACTCTGACTTAATTACATTTCCAAGATCATATATTGAAGCTCCTGTTGTATTGTTGTTAAGAGCCAGCTGTTTAAGCTGTTCCATAATAGAACGAGAGTTTGTTTTTGTAGTACAAAATATATTTAGATCTCGTAGTAACAGATCAGTTCCATTTATTTCAAAGTTTATTTTTTCATCCGCTCCAGTAATATATTGAAGACGTAAGCTAGGTTTCTTTGAATGATAGTATTGAGCCAAGTCAGTTCTCATTTGGTGAACTCTTGGCATTAAATTATCACTGTGCTGTATAAAGTATTGTTCTGTTTGAGCATATGAAGCTGTCATAGCTTGCTCTATTCCAGTAGCTGTTTGTTGTTGAGCTATAGGCTGACCCATACGCTGAGGGTTAAGACCTATTACTTCAAATGCCTGATTCTTAAAATAACTTGCCAGATTAATCCTAGATAACAAACGGTTGGTCTGCTCTAGGTTAAGTACCTGATAATGCTGAAAGTTTAAAGCATTTTCTGTATTAGTAATAGAAGTATCCAAAGGCAGCATCTGAAAGTTCTTCATAGCCACATAGGCTTTGGCCAGATTATTTTTACCCCAGTCTTCTCCAAGAGAGTGACGAGGCAAAGCATTCTGGTCCAGCATGATAACTGTGCCTAGCTCATCCACAAGGATGTCAGCTATCTGGTTATTCACGATATTATAACCTATCTGGTATGGCTTCATCAGGTCAACCAGTGAAATACTGCGGGTGTTCCTGTCACCAAATACAGAACCTTCCACCGGTAGTTTACAGCCATAAAGAGTTGCATCTCCTTTAAACTGGAAAGGAAGTTTACCTGGTTTACCACCATTTAATCCTAAATAAATAGGATTAATACCTCCAGGATTATTCTGACCCCAGAAAGCCGGACGGTTAGGTCCAATCTTAACCCCACCCCAGGTTTCATTAATCCAGATCCAGTCAATATGCTCACCAAAGATTAAGTTGTCTTTGGATTTTTGTTTATATAAACTTGTATTATAAAGTGGTTTATCAGTTACTTTAAAGTCTTCAGATACGATATCTTGTATAATCTCACCTTCATCTGTGATTTTAGTAAGATGCCCAACCTTACGTTGAGACTTCCAATAAATAGTAGAAACTCTTAGTAAATGACTTTTACCAAAGTCAACAGTGTCTTCTGAGTCAGATAATATCCACTCTACTATATCACCTGTACCAAACTGAGTGTCATAAACAGAAGTAAATTGTCTATAAGCCAAGGATGGCATCTGAGTGTTCCACTCATGTGAACGAGTTGGATCGTAATATGTTCCATCATTTTGATAACCTTGTACTGCATAACCAGCAGAACGCACTGGATAGATAGCTTCTAAAGCCTCTAATTGTTCTTGATTCATCATCCAGCCGTACTTGTCTATAACGTCTGATACGCTCATCATGTCCATTTTACCAACCCAGTTACCCTGGCTGATATAGCGTACATCTGGAGACTTATGATAAAAGGTAAGGAGTGGATTCCAAAGCTCTACTTCATAATCATCTTCGTTCATTTTAAAATGCCAAAACTCACGATCTGTAATCAGCATATCTTTAAAAGCACGCTCTTCTAGTTCTTGCATTTTAAAGCGTTCTTCATCTACACTCATTTGATGTGAAGCCCATTCTTCAACTAATGAACGGTAATCTTTTTTAAAGAAATCCTCAATTTCTGGAAGACTTTTTAGATTTTCTGGAGCCATCATCTGCTGAGCTTCTTCTGAATCAAACTCCAATCCTTGAGCCATCATCTTAGTCATCATCTTCATCTGAGCCTGTTGTAACAAAACATCTTCCAGCATTTGACGTTTGGCCTCTAACATCTCATTATAAGAAATATCATCTACTGCTCTAAACATTATACGAGAACTTCTTTTAGAAAACTCGTTGCAAAGAACATTAACTACATTAGGAATAATAGGATAAAACTTTAATTCTAAAGCTGATACATCCTCTTTAGTAAGAGTATCTATCAAATCTGCCATCTCATTATCCTCTTCTACAATATAATCTGACTTGTCTATAATACCTTTTGCAAGCTTGTAGTTTTTCATCAGCCTACGGGCATTACGCCTAAGCTGCTTCATTCCCTGAAATTCTAGCCAATCTAAGTTCCACGCCCTCCATTCTTCATCTTTTTCTTTCTGAGACAAAAACTGGATAGGCTGGGTAAGGGTACCCATCTTGTTATATTCGGCCTTCTTACCAGCCTTTAGATCTAGAGCATTATATATCTGCATGATAATTAATTAGTTACGTATTTATAGACTATTTCTACCCCATACGTATTGGTAGATTGAAACACTATTTGTTCAGGAAGTATGCTATGAGTAATCATCTTATATTTTTAAAGGGGTTTCTAGGAGACTTCATACCAGAACTAGCACCTTTAGAGCCACCTAAATGTCTAAAGGGGCTCCAATTTAATTTACTAAATTTCTGGGAGTTATCCAACTTTTGTTCTGTAACCTCTACACGTTTAGCCAATCCTCGGTTGGATTGTTGGACCTTAGCAAACGCAACCAAGGAGCAAAAAGCTACCAGCCGGTCTACGTTAATGCCATCCTGGTAAGCCTGCATCTCTTTTAAAAGCATGATATCCGGAATACGCTCTACCCCGTAGAAGGTCTTTACAATCTCTCCGTCAGCTTTGGTTTCATGGTCAAGCTCCTCTTTTAGGAACTCTATCCCGTAAGACAAGATTGTGCCCTTAAAGAGTGTACCCACATTCTTCCACCCGTATTCTTGGAATACGTTCCGGTTTGCCCCTATATCTTTTAGAAACAGGATCATATCCTTTGGTACCAAGTAACGCTGTTTCTTCTTACTAATCATGTACTGAATAAACAGAGCCACGTTGTTTTCCACTACAGTCCAAGCGTTGTACCACTCAATCATTGTCTCCAGGCGTTCATGAGTTTTATTGAGGTCATCAAACCTGCCACACCAGGAAGCCACAATCTTATCCCGCTCAATAGTATTAGTAACCTTTCCGTTGCCCTCATCTTTTATGACTTCCACCGGGTTTTTGTAGATATAGATGGCACAGAGTGATTCAGAGGTTGTAGTCTTACCTTCTCCTACAGGGTCAACAGCGGCATAGTACATCCCAAACGTAGGATCTTTTGCAGGTCTTTCATACACACAAATAACTCCTTCTTTGTCTTCTGTCTTTTTAGAAATAGGAAACTCCATAATTGGAATCTTCCTTGAAGGTTTGTCTATAATCTTACCTTCTGCGTTTCTAGAAAGATCTAAGTATTCTACTGAGTATTCTTTATCTTGAATACGTTGGATCTGTTTAGAGACAAGGTGAGGTGGAAATACTGATTCTTTCCTAGTAGCAAAAGCTTCTTCTATGTTTGTTGGCTTCTGCGATATCCTTAACTGATACTGTTCAGGAGTAAGATCTCTCTTCCATCTTATCCTCTCTTCAACTATTGCTGCAAGAGCTTCTTCTACTTTTGAGTTACCATACTGATCTATAAAGGGAGGCATGCTCCACTGCTCAGGAATAAAAAGTCCAGTCTTACCTATAGTTCCATCTTTATCTATAAGATTAGACTCTACAGCATATATATCATTAGCCTCAGGTTGAAGTACCATGAGCTTAAGTGGTTCACAGGCTTCAAGATCACCGACTGAGCCGGCAGCAATAAACATACCTGTAGTAATCATACCACTCTGCATGGCAGGTCTCATGTACTCGTAGGTCTGGTCCATCTTTGGAGCAATACCAGCTTCCTCGTGAAAGAAGTAAGTACACGGACCACCCACACCATTGGT